TGGCGACGGCTCCAGTGGTTACGCTGGCAAAGTTATTGGCACTCCATGCAGACGCAAACGTAAACGCCGTGCCGTCGTAAGGAATAAGGGGGGTTGGCGCTAGGTTGACTTGGACGATGGCTGCGTCAAGCACTTGAAGCGTAGTGGTGTTGCCGGTGCGGATTTCGTTGTTTGACGTGCCATCGTTAAACGAAAAAATCCTCGTTGCAGGCGACGAAGTTGATGGTCGAGTGCTAGCCGCGCTGACGGCAACTGAACCCTCTGCGGGGTTATACCAGCTTGAGAAGTTCGTACCTGTCATCGTGGCGATGTCAGCCGAGCGCGTGACCGTAGCCGCCACTGTCGGGATGTAGCTGGTGGCGAATGCACCTGCTTCGATCTGTGCGCCGTAGAGATATATGCCAGAAACGCCGTCACCTGTATAGACGTTGGTTGTGCCGTTATGCAGCGCAAGCTGCAAAACCACCGATGTCGTAGTGTCCGACGTTCCTGTCATAACAACCCGATACCAGCCGTTGCCAGCGTCGGTCATGGTTAGTGTCCCAGCAGTCCAACCCGTGCCAAATGCAATGGCAGCGGTGACTACAGCGCCTGTTGCAGGATCAACGCGGCCAGCAATGCCGTTGCTGCCGCCAGATGCCTGAAGGCCGACAATTACCTGCCGACCCTTGTTTTTGACGTAAAAACTGGCCGCATACTGTATGCTGGACGCGGCCTTGGTGACGCTTTGGTTAATGTAATGGAACACAGACGCTGCGGTGTTTTCGATAAACGCATCTGCATCGACAGCGCCATCCGGCGATGCAATCGTGTTTGCCGATATAGTTCCGTTGCTTTTCGTCCACGATGCGTTGTCGAACTCTTCCGAACGCAACAACAAATTCGTCCGCTGCTCTTCGATCAGTAAGCCCTTTGCCGCAAGCGTTACAGGGTCGTAATCAAAGCGCGGGGCGTTAATAGCAGCCGATTGAATAAGGCCATTGCTACCGACGAACGTAGCTGTTGTGCCGCGTGTGAACGTGACGCGGGGGTCAAGTGCGCCTACATCCACAAAGTCAAGTGAGAATGCGGGGCGGGTCGCAGGAAGGCTATCTGTTGTGTATTCCAGCGCCAACTGGTTGGGGATGGTTGTTAAATCACCAACAGCATCGCCCAGAGTTGTGTTGCCGTTCACGATGACATTGCCAGTGAAGGTGTCGCCAGCCTTATTCGCTGGCGTATAACCAAGCGCAGTCGTGACATTACCAGAGGTTAACGACAATGTCCCACCCAGCGTCAAGTTGCCAGACGTTGTGACGTTCCCAGTGAGCGTGAGGCCAGAAACCGTTCCTGTGCCGCCAACCGACGTTACTGTGCCTGTGGCGCTGTCGTTAGACGTTACAGTGAAGTTAGGATATGTCCCAGTTACCGTAGTCGTTCCAGCGCCAGTAAGTGACACGACCTGATCTGGAGCAGTGTTAGTTACGGTTATAGCGCCGGAGGATGTGATTGGTCCGCCGGATACGCTGACGCCCGTGCCAGCAGTCAGGTTTACACTACTTACCGTGCCTGTGTTGGTCGTATAGCCAGCAGGGTTTGTCGCGTTGTAAGGCGTGTAACCCAACGCCGTAACAATGGATTTCTTTTCCCAAAGGCTTGTTGCTGTGTTGTAGAACAGGCCATCATTGTTCGCTGGGGACTGAGCCGAAACATCGTGCAACTCATCCATTTCATAGCCGTTTTGGACTTTAACGAATAGCTTACCCTGCGATGGGTGGGCGTGTTCCACAACAGCCATGTAGACCAAATGTTGTGGCGCATATGGCTTAGTTGCAGTTAGTGTTCCAGCCGTTGTGGGGCTTAGATAAAGCTGCTGACCATCTGTGTACGCAGATGTATCAATGTTAGTGATTGTGCCGATCAGCGTCACATTGCCGTCGGAATTGTTAGCAAGGTTGGCTGTGATTAAGCCCAGCGTCTGTGCTGAAGTTGCATCACTGGTAGCAAGCGCCTTACTAACAGTAGAAATCTGACCAGTAGCGCCGCTAATATAGACGGCAGTGCCTTTTGTCAGCGTTGCGCCAGTGGTGTTGCGGACGGGAAGTAAGACAGAATTGGTTGCAGCCGTCACTGGGACAGACAGGTCAATTGCAGTCGTGCCTGTAATCGTGACAGAGCCATCTGCCGACGCAATGGTTTGAACAGCAGTGTCAGCCTTAGCCCCCTGGGCCGCTGTAGCGTATGCAGAAGCATCTGTGGTGGCCGCAGTGCCTAAGCCAAGGGCTGTCCGCGCTCCAGCAGCAGTAGTAGCGCCAGTCCCGCCGTTAGCCATAGCCAACGTGCCACCAAGCGTGAGAGTGCCGCTTGTTGTTATCGGTGAACCAGTAAACGTAAGGCCAGTTGTGCCGCCAGATGCAGCTACGGATGTTACCGTGCCAACCGTGCTATCGTTTGATGTAATCGTGAAGTTGGGATAGGTTCCAGTGACAGTGGTCGTGCCAGCGCCCGTCAAGGCGACAGTCTGATCTGGCGCAGAGTTCGTAATTACGCCAGTGGTGCTGTTATAGCTTATGCCAGTTCCGGCAGAGACAGAACCCCGTGCGGCAGCTTGCGTGAAGTACAAGTTTGTCCCTTGGGCAACATTGCTCGTCGTAAGGACAACTGCGCCAGTAAAGCCGTTGACCGAGGACACGGCGTCGGTGTTATCGACCTTCTGCCATGACGAACCGTCGTACACGGCCCAATCGCCAATCTTCCAATCGGTTATACCGTTTAGGTTAGTGGAGCCAGCAGTGCTGACAACGTAGTAATATCCCTTTGAGCCAGTGCTAGATGCCAAGGTCGGTGTGTTGGTGGATGCGTTCCAAATACCTTGATAGTTTAGACCACCAAGAACTGCACCGGGCAATTGAGATGTCGGAACTGTTCCGCTGCCATCAAGAGTAGCAACGCCATTGGCAACGCCAGAGTTCAGAACAGCAGCCGTGCCTAAGCCAAGGTTTGTACGCGCACCGGATTCAGTCGTGGCCCCTGTACCGCCATATGCCAAGCCAATGGTTCCAACATCGCCTGATCCAAGTAGAGAAGCACCTCCGACAGTTTTAATGTTTGTGCCGCTAACAAGCGCAGCTTGCTTGGCGTTAAAGGTTGACCAATCGGATGGCGAAAGCGCACCACGGTTAGCGGCTGATGCTGTTGGTACGTTGAGCGTTACAACAGGTGTTGTAGTGCCGTTAGCTACGCTGGATGCAAGATCAGTGCCAGAAGTGCCAAGCGTAAGCGCAGCAACAGAGGTAACAGTACCAACGGAGATAGAGCCGCCGAGCGCGGTAGACGTTCCATTTATTGTAATTGCGCTGTTGGTAAGTTGGCTATTTGCAATATTACCTAAAGTGCCACCAAGGGTCAAAGAGCCGCTATCGATCACTGATCCGGTAAGCGTAATCCCGTTAACTGTTCCAGTTCCAGATACGCTGTTGACTGTGGCTTTAGTGGTCTGTGTCGTGCCGTCGGGGAACCTAAAGCCACCTACAGTGCTTTCAATAAGGCCAGTGGCAATAACATTTCCAGTTTTGCCAACAGTGAATTTAGAAGCGCCATTAATCTGTAGATCAATCAGCTTGGAGCCAGAAGCACTGGCAGTATCAGTGGCATTCAACTTAATGCCGTTGAACGAAATACCCGCATTGTTCCAAGTGTCAGACAGGTCGTAGATAAATGCCATTGGGATTCCCTTCGTGCCGTATCTTTAGCACTTTATGTCTTAGCTGCCAACTGAGTATTGCAGTGCGTGGCTACATCAACGCCTAAATTCGGTCACAGACAATTGCCGCTCTGCAAAACTACAATATGTGTAGTCTGCCATAGCCGCCCTAAGTTGGACTTTGTATGTCACGGAGCCAGTTTGCCCTGATGTGTCCAAAACAAAGAAGGGGAACATTCCAGCAATCGGAGTGTAAACTGGTTGTGGGTTGTCACCAATATTGCCACCGTAAACTGTTTGCTCACCAGGCAGTAAGCAAAGCGTTCCTTCCCTGATCTGAGTGCCGTTCCTTAGTAGGCGATAGAGAATGTTGGTTCCCCCGCTTTGACCTCGTCCTGCGACATAACACGCGAAATCAATCTTGGCTGCTCCGCCCACCATAGTAACAGTAGCTTCCACCGCATCTTGATATGAGGTGGTCATGTTTACACTAGCAGCGTTGTAAGCAAAGTTACCGGAGGTTGCCGCGTTTGCTGTCAATTGAGTGGTGTTCACCGTTCCAGAAACAACCAAGCTTCCATTAATCGATACGTTATTATTAATTTCAATATTTGATCCGCTAACAGAAAACACAGTTTTTGGCGTAGAACCTGGTATAGTTACGCGAAACGCAGTTGCAAGAATGTCAAACGTACCGGATGTTCCGTTATTATTTTGAACAAATCCAGTGACGAAACCATTTACGTCTAAGCTGACGCCATACCGCACCGACAAACCATTAACTGAAGTTTGGATTGTCGATATTGAAGCGGTGTTAGCCCCAACCGTCGTAGATAAATTGCTAATTGAAGTTGCATTTGCGCTATCGGCAGTTGCCCGTACAGTTTCTTCTGTGGTCAACCTTGCAGCGGTAGCAGCAACACCAGTTGTGGCATTGTTCACCGTAGCTTCAAGTGTTGTTGCTCTTGCCGCCAAGGCTGTATCAGCATTAGCCCTAGTGGTTTGTTCAACTGTAAGTGCGGCGGAAGTGGTTATAACTCCTGCGGCTGCTTCATCCGCCGTTGTTTGAGCATCATCAATTCCAAGGATAAATGGGCTATTCAGCGGGTTATAGATCGTCGGTGCAGTTGGCGTTATAGGCGCAGAATCATCAGCATCCCATGCGTAGATAGCGGCGTTTTCTTCAATCAATGCCATAGGCACTTGACCGTCAAAGCGAATCTCTTGGCTAACAACACGGAATAGTTTGTTTGACCAACCTAATGTTTCAATGCTAACACGAACAACATCACCAACCTGACAGCCCAATGCTTTGGCGTTAAAGGTTGTAGAGAACATACCGCGATACTGATTGCGCTGCAATATCTGCTTGGCTAGACGTTGAGCGCGGCGACCATCCTCAATATATGCAAGGTCAACTGACATTACGCGCTCAATCCCGTCTGGAGCAGCGAACCCTATTTCTGGGTAATCAACCATTTGGTAAAGGCTGTTTGACGACGGATCAACATAGCGTCCACGGATAATATTATAGTTTTCAGTCAATCCGCGAGTTTGCTGCCAATCAAAACTGCCCATCATATCGTTTTCATTGAAGGTCAGAACATAGTCAGCAAGATCATTCTTCATTGCTGTTACTGTCAACCTACCTCCGTTGTCGCGGAGTGTGCCATTCATTGAGATAAGCAAGTTATTTATTATGTCTGATCGATCATCGCTGTCAGATGCCGTGCCACTAGCGCGATAACGCTTTTGCGTCCCGCCTATCGCCAGCGTTACGTTTTCATCGCAGATGTTAGCGGCAGTAATAAAAGATGCCATATCAATGCGATTATATGGTATCCCGCAACCAACAGATAACTTACCATTGATCTCCCAGCCCAGCATCCACCATAGCAGTTGTAGGGCAGGATTATCGGTGTCATCCGCATTGGTGTATGCGCCCCAAGTGCTTTGATCTGTGGCGCGGTGTGAGCCAGAGCCACCAGGGACAGTGCTATCTTTGCGCGGATCGTAAAGAAGAGCGCCATCTCCTATGACTGTGACGCGGCTGGGCAAGCCACTTACCAATGGGCTTTCTGCTTTTTTGTCAACACCAGTTCGCTTAATGCGAAGATGTAAATAAGCGCAGCCAGTAAGGCGACGGGTTGAACCCCATTTGCCACCATCGTTAATTGAAATGTAGTTACCAGCAGTTCCCTCAGTGCGAACAGCAACCGTCAGATAACCAGAGTAAGTGCCTGTAACACCGCCAGCGAGTGTCCATGCTTGCTTTTCTTCAAACCATATCTCAGTGATCGAAGTAACTTTATGAGCCGCGACAGCAATAATATAATCAACATACTCTTGATCTGTACCGCTGGATTCGTGATACCGAAGGTCAAGAGGCATCGCCGTTGTGCCAAACACAACCTTGCGCGGAGTGGATGGATCAAGGCTGACGTTAAGGCGAGATAGCTGCGTCTTTGGCATCTTCGCGCCAAGGAATTGCTGCGATATGCCAGTTAAAATTGACGCAGCCGCCATTGAAACAAGCATACCACCGAGGAAGGTAGTCGTAAAAGTAACACCAGCTACGGTGGCTGCTCCAGCAGTACCAGCCGCCACAACGGAAAGTCCCCCTGTAGCATATGCCAGAGCAACAAAAGCAGCAGCAATCGCAACGCCTTTAAGAACTTTACCCACGGCCTACACTCCAGCATTTATCCCACATATCGCGTGGTATCCGCTCCAGCCCATCGTCCGAAACGAAGTAAGCGAAGCCACCCATTACTACACCAACGCTGTCATCAAAGAAAGCCAAGTCTCCACGCTGCGCATGGCCTATTGCCACCTCTGGGAACTTGCCATCCATAGTCGCTTCAAGGGTTCCTGCACCAATATCCTTAATAGCCTTCAGGCTAGTTTTAAGGCTATCATATTGGTCACGGAACTCAGACATAGGGTCTTCGCCAGTTATGGCCTCAACAGCCCCTGCGGCGAACAGGCAGCAGTCATTTACGCCATACTCAAACGGCTCATGCCTTTTGGTGGCAATGTAGTCAGCCAAAGCTTCTTCCCAAGCAGATATTCTCATCTGAAATTTGCCATCCCATAATCGTTTTCGCCAGCACCACCGCCACCGCCGTAGCCATAGCTACCAGCTTCAGCCATGCCGTTTGCAGCAGAGACAGAAGCTTCTCCGCTAAGATCGCCAGCATCAAAAATGTTCTGAATAAGATAAGTTTTGTTTTGTGCGCCAGCGATACTGGCTAAATAGTTTTCTATTGTAAGGCTAACTGTCTGGCTATCAGAGTCACCAGCAATACCAACCTCGTTCATGTACCCTGTATAATAAGGTATAATAGAACCAATTTGATTTTCGTTCTCATCAACGCAATAAAACCAAAGACGCGCAGTACGGCCCTGCCATTTGGTTTTATCACCAATTATAGCCAAGAAATCAGCATTGTTGACAACAAGACCGCTCATTGAGATTGTTACAGTATCAGAACCAGATTCGTTGTGCTTTACAGGCGATACGTTAATCAGATCATGGCTGAAACTGTCGTAAGTTCCATCCAATTCAGAATCGCCCGATCCAGAAACAACCTTATTGTAAAGGCCACTTGTGCCGCGCAGCACATCTCCAACAAAGTCGGCATAAATCAGGACGCGCCAATTAACGACGGTGGCTTCAAGCGCAGCCTGTGTGGTTGCATCAACCATTAGAAGGACTCCCGTAAGTTCAGCGAGAGGCTATACACATAACCATTTTCAACTGAAAGCGTTGGCTCCTCTACGAAGTACATTAGGCAAAATGGGTTCTTGTATTCAATAGCCGCATTGTCTGCCGGAGCGGAACGAACTGGTGGCTCGAACGTCAGCGTTGCGACGCCTGAGCCGTTAGACGTTACATTCTCAGTCAACTGTAAAAGCTGATTGTTGATGGTGACAAACTGCCCAGCGACAAGCACGGTTGATGACAAAGGCCAGCCGTCAGTGGTTAGCGTCCGGCCTGTCTGCCCTGCGCCATTTACTAAAGGAGTAGCGGTTGCTGCTGACTGTGCAGTTGCGTCAACAGGAATCTGAAAATCGTTCGCACGGCCACGGCTCTTGGCTATGAACGAGCGCCATGCGTTGACGTTAGCGGTCCCCACGATTGGCGGCAATGACAACTGGCACTCCCACCATCCGCGACCAGATGCGATAGTCTGTCTGCGCCCCGTCCAATCAGACACGTTGGTCTGCGATGGCATTATTAAACGCCAAGACATCCCGTTGGGCTTGGGGGATGAAGGAAAGGTTACCGTTGCCATTACTGCATAACTCCACCAAGACGCGGCCTACGCATACTAGCCATTGTGCGTGACTCTGCTGCCGCTATGATAGCCGGAGCAGCCTCAAGGATACCCTGTTGCACCTGAGCGCGAACTGCGGCTGGATCGTTAGAACCACGGGCGTCTACGCTGATGTTGAAGCTGCTTCCGCCGCCATTGCTTGACAGGTTCCGGTTAGGGATAATTGTGCCGCTGCCACCTGGGATAAACAACTCTGGGCCTTGCTCACCAACCATGTAAGGACGGTTCTTGCCGACAGAGCCACCAATTGCTTTTCCAGGCGGAACAGGCACACCAAACAAACCACCCAAAGCGCCCTTGACTGCGCCAACGACTTGCTGAACAACATAGAGCCTAAACAACTCGTCAATGACTGCACCAATAATGCCTTTCATGGCATCCTTGAAGGACATAGCACCAGTTAGCATACCCTTAAATGAGTTTGCTACAGCGTTACCAATGTTATCAAATGAATCGTTTAGTTCGTTTGTGCTGTCTATTATTTTTTGCATTTCCCCAGTTACAGGCGGAATAAAATCAGGAAGTTCCTTCAGCATCCTTTCGGCTTCTTTAAGACTTTCCGTGTCTAAATTGCGCACCATTTTTTCAAATTCGCTGTAGTCATTAGCCATTGCGGCCAACGGGTCTTCCTTTTGCTTTTTCACATCCAATTTAGGCGCTCTAATAGTTGCGACAGCCCTGCCTGCATTACCAACCTGTGAAGACTTGCTTGACTTTAATAACTTTTCCCTAGCAGCCAAAGTTTTAAGCACACCTTCTGTTTCTATATTAAGTGCTTTAGCCGCTTTATTAGTTTCAACAGTTGCATTTTTAACATCACCGTATCCCATTAAATCTGCAACACCAGCCAAAAAGCCACCCCCAACGCCGCCTATAGCGCGGAATTGGTTCATTAATTGTGATTCTTTTTTAGCCGTAGAAAGACGAGCCATGCTGGCAGTTAAAAAGTCTTTAGCTGATTGAAGATCATCAAGTCCTGCTTGCAAAGCAGCAGCAGAAGCTTGTTTATATGAATCTGTGTTTCGCCCAAGTGCCTTATCTAATTCAGCTTTAGCAAACATAACCGCAATTGAAGAATCACGAACCCCCATTTCAGATTCTTGCAACTCTTTTGCAGCTTCACTTGCACCAAACATATTTTCTATAAATGGGGCTAAAACCATCGTTGCAATAACAAGGGCAGCCCCCCAAGGGCCTGCTAAAAAGCCACCAACGACTCCTAATTTCCCACCCATTTGCGATAGTGCAAATCCGACCTGACCAATCTGCTGATTAAATGCCTGCACTGGGCTTGCCCCAGTTGATACGCTGGTCGCAAAGTCATTGATCTGCATACCAAGCTGTTGAGTACCTTGCCGCGCTTGGCGAAGCGCCTTGGACTGCGCATCAATAGCATTGTTATAACGTGTACCATTGCGGATCACGGCCTCAGTGGATGAGGCAAGACCAGCGTTGGCGGATTTGAGTTGCTCAGTCTCTTTGCGCAGCGAATCTACAGAAGATATTAACTTCTGAAGCTGCTCCTGCCCAGAAACCTGAGCAGCAAATAGAAACTCAACTCTTTGGTCCTGAGCCACGCTTTTTCTGCCTCTCTGCGTCCAGCTTAAAGTAAGCGACCCACTCGTTATACTCGTCTATTGAGATTTCTTCAATCTCTGAGATGGTTTTGCCAAGTCGATCCGCCAAGGTCAGTAGATTGAACCTAAACGGATCGTCGGTTAGTTTTTTTCCGCGTCTTCGACACTGCTACCGCTCATGAACGCAGCAGCGACAGTTGAAATCACGCCAACCTCTTCGCGCATCAAAATGGCCTTGTCTTCAAGCGTAAACAGCTTTTCGCCCTGGCCTGTTTCTGCCTTGAGAATAATCAGATCAACCATCGCTTCAAACGAAGCGGAGTTAAGAAACTGAGGATGCTTGCGCTGTATCCGGTTCAGTTCGCCAGCAAGCAGGGGGCCGTAGTAAACTTTCTCCGGCGTCCCCTTCTCACCCCATTCTGCGACTTCGATATGTGTCTTGGTCGATGTACGCTCTGCAATACGCTTTGAAATACTCATAAATTATATCCTTTGTAATTAAATCGTAGCAGCACTCAACGAACCAGTACCCTGAAGTGTGATTGTGGATTCTACCATGCCATCGAAGCTGCCTGTGACAGTTTTACCAGTGACAATTGCATTGCCTGTGAAATACAGGTCGCCAGCGGTTGCACCTTCTGGCATGAAGCGCACAGCTACTTCAGAGCCGACTACAAGAGCGCCTTGACCTGTTGTATCAAGTTCATCCCAGAATACATCAACCGAACCCGTCCACGCTTTTAGCGTAGTCTTGAAAGTGCGGTAGCCGTCACCCATTGAAGTGTCTTCCGCAGTATCAGCGGTTTCTTCAACTGAATAGGAACGAATTTCAAGGATGCTGTTGGTTGCGCCAACCTTAACAGTACCTTCAGAGCCAGTATGCGTTGCCATCTAAGTAGTCCTTACGCCAAGGTGGAGAGAGTCAAAGCACCAGTGCCTTGAAGCGTGATTGTGGATTCGACCATGCCATCGAAACTGCCTGTCACGGTCTTGCCAGTTACGATTGCATCACCAGAATAATACTTTTCACTTTGACCAGCCGAAGCGCCTTCTGGAAAGAAGTTTGCAGTTACCGTAGCGCCAACAACAAGGGCAACCTGACCGTTTGTGTCAGTCTCATCCCAAAACACATCGACCGATCCGGTCCATGCCTTCAGAGTAGTTTTGAAAGTGCGATAGGCATCGCCCATTGAAGTGTCTTCAGCAGTGTCCGCTGTTTCCTCAAGCGAATAAGAACGGATTTCAGCAATGGCGTTTGCGCCAACCCGAACAGTTCCTTCTGAACCAGTGTGCGTAGCCATTACTCAGTCTCCTCTTTAGCCACTGGCTTAACCTTTGGCTTGTCTTTAACGGGCGTCCAGCCAATCTGCGCGTAGCGGTCCAGATCAACCTCACAAGCAAGTATCTCGTCGCCAGTTTTGTTGTAAACTTTGACCATCTTCATCGCGGTGTCTCCAGATCAGCAAGCAACGTAACATATTGGACCGCATAAGACAACCGCGCATTAGCAACTGGCTTCTCGCCTTCAACATTAATGTCAACGTCGGACTGCGAAAGAATACAGCTTTTCGCCAATCCTGACAACTGGAAATCAGAACCAATGGCATCTTCAATCAAAACACAAGCATCATCTACTTGGTTTATAATTGTTGAACTTTGACCCTTAATGAAAATCTCTACAAAAACTTGCAGGGACCCCATAGATGTTTTTGTTCCTATGGTCGCCAGAGAATTAGTCTGGCTGTTTGTGTATATTACAGCCGCTGGCAGCTTCTCATCATCCAATGCGTAGGATCGCATCTTATATACGCGCCCAGAAAAGAAAGGCAGAGCGCCTATTATGTCAGCGATTTGGTCGCGTATCTGGTTATTGATATGAGGCATTATATAGACACCTGGCAGTTATCAATCGCGGTCATATACTTAACGTCAAAAATCATTTTGCCAGTGCCGATTGCCTTTTCGCCAGTAGTATTAACGCTAAAATCGGATTGCGTCAGAACACAGCTTTTGACAAGCCCACTGAAGCTGTAGTCAGCTTCAATTGCGCCGTTCAATTCAGCGCAGAAACTTTCTATGTTTTCAAAGATGTCTAGGCTTGATCCTTTGTTAATCACATCAACCCTTAGTTCAAGGTTGTGCGACAAAGTGCGACTGCCAATAGTGGCAAGGCTTGTTACATCGTTTGTGGTGTAGACAATAAGTGCTGGAAGCTGTGCATCATCAAGCGCATACTTACGAAACTTGTACAATGTTCCTGTAGAAAGCAAACCACCGGATTGCCTAGCTGCAAGTTCAACATTGAATCGGTCCAGAATTACAATCCCAAACCTGTCGTAGATAAAGTTTACCAGCAGGGTGGCAGCATAATCTCTGATCTGTTGCCGAACGTGGCTCATGTTACACCTTTTCGAGAATAAGGGTACTTACACCAGTTCCATCAGTTAAAACAACACGCACGTTATACGCGACAGAGCGGATGATAATTTCATCGCCGTCAGCGGCCAAAGGTACGTCAGCAGTGCGGCAAACAAACTGCGGTGATGGGATTGTGATCTCCATCAGGTCTGTTGCGCCACGGCTGGCTTGAGGGGCATCAAAGATGCCATTAACAGAAACAGCACTGCCACCTACTCTTGTGTAAGTGGCAGTGTCTGCAAAATCATCGACTTCAAAAAAGTCGAGAATATCATTTGCGCTCTCAACGCCCATTCTTAGGACTACGCTTGATTACAGGATCACGATGCTCAACCTTTGGGGCTTCAGCCACGCGAACAGCCTCTTCAAAGATTTCGATTTTCTTTTGAGCGATAAGCACCAAGGCCTCGCCATGTGGGAGGGTAGCAACATCACCCACATTTAGTGGGCCTTGCGATGTTATTACGCCACGGATGCACTTGTACTGCATAGCATTCTCCAAAGAAGTCGAGGGCTGATACGACTTCCAAATATCAGCCCTCAACATTTCTTATACCGTGTCGTTGTTGTATGCGAACGAGACTGCGTTGCGAAGTGCAACGTCAATAGTCTGAAGCGCACGAACACGAACAGTGCCGCTGCTTGAAGCGGTGTATGGATCAACCAGAAGGTCGAGCCCGCCCCACATGCCGATGAGGCAGTCAGCAAAGTTACCGAAGTATACGTTACCAGCAGTTGCCTGCTGAGTACGAATTACATTGTAACCGTTTGCTTCGCCGCCTTCGAGGACAAACATGCCCGAACCAGCGTCCTTGGCTTTCGTCTTCAGACCGCCGTAAGTGGCTGCGTCTGTGATGTATGCCAAGTTGCCGAACAAAGCGTTGTCTTCTGCAACAGCAGTTTCCATCGCAACCATTTCAGCAAAGGTTGGAACGGCAGCAGCAAACGCGGTTGGCTTGTTGACACCAGAGGTGTTCAAGATACCCGTTGGCTGACCGGACGATCCGGAACCTTCCAATGCGCCCTTATCGATTGCCAAGGCCAGAGCCTGTGTCAAATCGTCACGGACCAGTGCTTCGATGGCAGGGGTTGATTGCAGGATCAACTGGCGGGTCATGTCGGTGAATGCACCAACATTCTTTGGAGCCATCGATACCGTGCCGAAGGTTGGTTCAGATTCAGAGGCAGCGCCGCCTTCAGAACTGATCCAGCCGCCCGACGAAGCAGCAGTCTTCTTAGGGATAGCTACGTTGCCTTGCAGACCTGGGAGCATACGCGCACCAGCTTGCATAACGGACGAGGAGTTGCGCAGAACGTCGATGAACTCGTTAGCAAGCAAGTTAGTTGCTACGATTTCGTTGTCATCGCTGGTGTTTAGGTCGCGCTTCCAAACGCCGAGAACGTCGGTTGGGAGCATAACGCCCTGTGCAGCGCGGCCATAACGCTGTGCAGCAGCTTCCGAGACTTCAAACTCGAATGCAGCGGCTTCGCGAAGGCGACGGTCACTTGGGTTTGCGAGAGCAGCAATTGCACGAACAACCGAGAACTGACGGGCTTCTTTCTTCGTCAGGCCAATGTTTTCGTTTGCAAGTGGCTTGTCCGAACCAATTGCTTCGAGCAATTCACCACGGAATTGTTCAATGCTCTTGCCCGAACGGAGAGCGGCATCGCCAAGGTCACGTTTGTTGTGACGAGCGGCGAGTTCGACGATTGCGGAGGCGTTACGAGCGGCAGCTTCAGCAGCTTCGGCCCGAACCGCATCCAAGTTTACTTCGTTGTCCATTTTGGACTCCTTTTTGATGGATGGTTCAATGGTAGGTTTGGGTTCGAGAGCAGCCGCGCTACGACCCACGCCAACTGACGGGTCAGCAGGGATAGAAACGACAGATACCTCAAGGGGCGACCAAGAACGAACAAGATATTCATCTTTATTCGTCGTGGACCGCTCCATTTTGTTGACGCGATAGCCAACCGACACATTTGACCGGATACCATCGACAACGTCCTGAAAAACTTCCTGAGCAAGTGCCGAGCGCCCGAACCTGACTTTGGCTCGAAGAACACGGTCCTCAGAGAGTTCCACGGATTCAATAACGCCAATCTGACGCTCTGGATCATGGTCCAGAAGCAGTGGCGCACGGCCCGAAGCAACAAAGCCCATATCAATGGCTTGGCTTTCGTGGACCAGTATTTCACGACCAAACGAGCGGTCAACCGCCAGTTCAGAAGATACGGCAATCTCAACAGTGCGCTTCTCTTCCGAGATCGCTTTTGGCTGCATGTGGATGGCGCGGTGAAGCACTTCTACCGGAGACTTGCGCTCTTCCTCAGTCGCTTCTTCAACGATTTCAGCCTCTACGGCCTCAACCTCTACGGCAACTTCAGCTTCGACAGCCTCTGTTTCTAAGACATCTTCAACTTCTGACATAAGTTGCTCCAAAAAGCGTTTCAGCGAAACAATAACACCAAATTACGCAACAATCAATCAATCGGTTCTTCTTCGTCTATACCCTTAGTTGCCTCGTTCCCGCCAAACGGGAAGAATGCTAGTTCTAAGCCAAAGGTATCCGCCATTTCTTTGTCACGCTGCCACTGGCTGAATGTCTCCTCGACATCGCGGCCATACTGACCAGCAACATCCTGCATCGACATAACGCCATTGTGCATAGCGGTAACGGCTGCGTTAATTTCCTTCTGAGGATCGACCCACTGCCAGCCGCGTGGACGGAAACTTGAAGCAGAAGCAAACTTGTCAAAGCGTGATACCGGAATTGGTATCAAACCGAACTCCATAACATGCCGCAGCCAAGTGTTGTAAGCGGGGATGACAAAATGCTCCATCAGGAACTGCTGCATCATCTTGTAAGAATCGCGCTCTTCCAATGCACCCTGACGGATGGAACTGTAGGATGTCCCCTCCAAATCGTTCGACAGCGCAGCGTAAGATACGCCAAGACCAGATGCGATACCGCGAATGATGCCCTTCTGGAAATCAGAAAAGGCAGTGGCGGGATGCGACGGATCGAATGGCTTAAAGTCAACGCCGTTAGGCAACTGGTGAAATGTGCCTGGTTCAGCATCGATGATCGGGACAGTGTTGTCGTAATCGTCGGCTGGAGCATCTTCGCCAGTGTCTGAGGTGAAAAAGCCCATCTTGGACGCAGCCATACGCGATGCGACCAACTCAGCCTCGCGGTGAGCGTTGAGCATCTTCAACTGGCTTATGGCTGGTGACATCCAAGGCTCACCCCGTGTCTGACCGGCGCGAAGCGGATCGTAAACGTGAATGATATTTTTGGCGTCAATCCGATCTGAAGCATTCACAGAAATAGCAGAAAATTCTGAATCGCCGGGGTGACGCTTCTTCACCCAGTAAGCAACAGGGCGCTGCATCTCATCGACCTCAATGCCCATGCGGATTTCGCGTCCGTTACGCATTTTTTCGTTCTTCTGCTCATCAATCTGGTCGGATTCGATGGGGTGAAATGCAATGCCGTGAATAAACGAACGGTTGCGGACAATCTGCAAGAATGCTTCGCCATCACGAGCGGTGGCTTCCATCACATACTTCTGCAAATCGATCCAGCTTAGGCGACCATCTGCTGTGCAATTGCCCTTTAGAGCAAACTGGTAGAAGCTTTCCTCGATGATCTGGTTGCCAATGGCATCTAGTGATCCGTTAGTATTCCGCGCCTTAACTTGCAGGGTCATGCCCTTTTCACCAACCACGTTAGTCTTCAGCAAGTTAAGAAAACGCTTAACATAGACATCATTACGCGCCAGTTCACGCGAACGGTTGCGCATCAGGACAAGGTCAGGGCGCAGTTCGCTGTCAGGGCTACGGCTAGATGCCATAAAGTCGGCAAATAGCCGACCTGTGTTCGCAGCGTGATAATTACGCTTCGCTACCTTGTTCTTTTTCTGGGGCAAGCCCAGTGCTTCACGCCACAAACTCATAGGAAACGCACCTTCATCGTGGTCTTGGTCGGCTTTCCAAGAGCAATAGCGTTATCGCGCCGCTCCTTTAAAACTTCCTTGCGATAATAATCACGCCATTGCAGCAAGTCTACAATGGACATCTTGGCAATGGATCGACCCTGAATGGAGTAAGAAGATACATCCTTGTCGGCGCGGCCAACCAGTAGTGACTGAATCTTGTCCAGCATAATCTCAGCATGACTGCGTGGGTCAGCGCCATTGTTGTCAAGGTCTTGAACCAATTCAAATTCGCCACGCTCAACCACAATCCGGTTGCCGCTTGACGTTTGCGTAACTTCAAGTTGCCAATGGTAAAAGCCTGAAACAAAAGCAGCGGATGTTGCGCTGCTGACCGTAAACAAATAGTATTTACTTGTTTCAGTAGCTGCTATTTGTATCTCACTTGTGCCACCAGCGGTGATCCGCGCAACATAGTTGGCAGAGTAAAGTGCAGGAGGATATGTCTCTGCAAGCGACGATTTCTTCCACTGAATAAAATCGCCAACAACGATCTTCAGTGGTTCGCCCTCTGGTGCTTCGTTTTCGTCAAAAAGGTTAGCCATTATCCCTCAACGCCAGTTGTTAGCAAATCCACCCCTGCGGACAGCTTTTTTACCAGCCGCTAAAGGATGGGGTTTATCAGCTTCTTCCGCATTTGGCAATTTATGCTTTTCCATGTTAGCATAAAACTTACGGGCCACGCTATCCATATTTACATTTAGGATCGTAAGTGCCGCAATTGCATACACTCTAACGTCTAAAGCCTCGTTTCTTGTTCTGGTTTTGACCCAGACACGCGACGGGAAACCCTTGTGATATCGGATCATCTGCTTTTCAGCAGTCAACTGCTTAAAATACTCATCATCCCGCTTGGCGGGGAAGTGACAGTAGCCTGGGCCAGCTTCGTCCATCTTCAGGCGCGAGTAATGCACTTCCTTCGCAGTATCAACACCAATGGGATAAAGCGGAACCCTGCCGATGTTGTTCTTGGACGGACGCCCTACAATCGGCTTTCCCTCGCCGCCAACACCCTTGATGGCGAACACTCTGTGTCCAGCCCTAGTCTTGGCATAGTTGTAAACGGCCCGTGTATGGTGTCCGCCAGTATCGATACAGGTGGCTCTGACCAGCATAGGCTCACCGGACGGATGCTCATAAGTTGCCAGCAAGACCTCATCGACCTTATGCCAAAGCTGCGTGGTAGAAGGATCGCCATAGATTACATGGTAATCAACTTGCCAGCTTTCTTCGCCAGCGCCCCAGCCCACAATCTCCACTTCGACGCGGTCATCCTGAACGTCGGCTCCAGCCGTAAGCAGCACAACCTCATCAGGGATGCCTTCGTAATCTTCCTTGCGCTGGGCCACCGAATAATCATCCACGCCCTCGCCAGCATCCTCCCATGTCTCGCCAAGGAAGGTGTTAACAAAGGTTTTGAGCCGCATTGGGTTCTTTCGAGCCGCCAGAAACTCTTCGATGGCGTCAGATAGGACCGACCAAGGCGAGTAAAGTGCGTTCAAATGGAATCCAGCCACACCATTGAACGGCGCATTTGCCACCCATTCACCATTCCGAACCGCCCTATGCCGCTCCGTATCGGACCAGACCGACCCACATTCGGAGCAATGATATGCTCCAGTGCTGGGATTATCGTCAGTCCATGTCACGTTTGACCACGCCAAAACCTGTTTATGGCCGCAATCGTGGCATGGAACCATAAACTTACGCTGGTCGCTTTCCATATATGCGGACTCGATCCGGCTCCCACCCTTATTTGTAGGCGTGGATACTAGAATGATCTTCCTGTTCCAGAATGTAGCGGCTCTTCGTTTGGCAAGAGATATAGGGTCACCTTCTTCCCCAGCAGAAGGAGGATATCGATCAACTTCATCGCAAAGAACAACACGAATCGGACGAGAAGCAAGGGAACTAGGAGAGTTAGCGCCAACAAGAGATAAAGCGCCACCAGGGAAAACTTTGTGTAGAGTAGTATTGTTTGCATCTTTAGCCTTACTGTCTTTGACCTTGTCCCGAAGGCAAGGGGTTGAACGGAGAAGACCCGCAGTAACGCGGTCCTTCGAGAACGACTGAGCCATGTCCACGGTTGGCTGCATCATTAGAATTGGCGCAGGATCGTGGGCCATGTGATAGCCAATTGTGTTCAGCAACATCTCAGACTTGCCAAGCTGCGCACCGCACATCACCACAACCTCTTTAACGAGCGGGTCCGAACAGGCATCCATGATCCCGCGCTGATACTCAGCCCTCGCCGTGACCCATCGACCAGGCTCCGAACTGCTCTGCGAGTCCAGCCGCCGTTCGTGGTCAGCCCACTGCGCCACACTCATGCGCGGAGGTGGCGTCATCTGGTGCATGGCCTTCGCCATTAACTCTAGTGCGGCCTGTCTGGTGGCTTGTTCGATCATACGATTATCGTTCGACCCTTTTTAGGGCGACCAACCTTGCGCTTAGGCTGCTCTACAACCGCCGTTTCCTCTGTGGCCTCCTGCGTCACCGATCCGGTGCGGACAGGGTCGATGCTTGGCTGGTAGTTAGACAATTCGGTCAGAGCCTCGCGGATCGCGTTCTCCAAATAATCCTTGGCAACAACAACATCTGTCTCTGTGGCTAAAATTGGCGCGACTTTAGTAGGCAGGGCCAGAAACTTGGCTTTACAGGCGTGAAGGACGCTTTCCCAAGCCGCCACCACATCATTAGTCATGCACAGAGTGCCGCGAATCTTGGCGAGTTCCAATTCTGCGATTTCAGCTTCGGCATTTACCTTGCGGGTCCGTGCCTCGTCATAGGATGAGCCGATCAAAACCCCACCAGTAGTAGGTTTACGCTGCTGTGCTGTCACAATGGTTCCTAAATTCGTATGAAAATATCATTTCAGTTTCAGTTTAAAACAGGTTTTATGGATGCGTTTTGACATTGTGACATCAGGGCCACAGCCTGTCTAGCCCAAATCTGCGCAACAATATTTCAACAATAGGTTTGGAAATTGCTCTCTCTGGAAATCGTTTGGGCTCCTAATCACCCGCAGGGGTCATCCGCCCCATAGGACCCGCTTTTCATAGGCCACAGATAGGGCCACAGACGCTCAAAAACGGCCCTTAGAGCGTCGATATGGCAAGCCCGGCTACCCTACTAGCTAGCCGCAACCGCCCCTTCTTAAATCGCTTCTATGAAACCTGGCTTTGCCTTTGCGCAAGGCACAAAAAAAAAGCCGCAAAAGCGGCCCTAGTTTCGTTTCGTTTGTGATTGTCTAGAGCATTGCCAGCAACCGTTCAATCGTGTGTGACAATCGATTGCTTGCCTCTAGTCGCTGGTAATGGCGCGGCGTTATCCCTAGCAGATACGCCGCTTGTTCTTGCGTTATGTTTCGCGCCTTGCGCCATTGCTTGATGTCAATTGTCATTAGCAACAATCGCAATCTGCTATCGGCCTGCCATTGCGACATAGCTCTTCACCATAGGGCGTTTCATTGGCTTCCCATTCGGTCCAAAATATTTGGATATCGCTAATGTCGTCGTCGTCGTCGTCTTGATTGCCAATGTAGAACTCTGAAAACTCTTCCGGCGTTATGTTTTTGTGCAAGCATTCGTCGCTGCAATAATGCTCATTTGCACCCTCAATCACATATCCCTCATTCATGCCAACGCCGCAATTGTCGCATTTATGTACTATTGTCATTGTCATTATCCCTTATCCTACCACGAAACCGCTATTGTCCTTACGCGCCTTGCCTTTTGCATATAGTGCCACAATAACGCCTTTTGGGTCCAAATGCCTAATATCGGTGTCATCACCGTCAACCAGGGGCAAACCTAAAAACGTTTGGCCATTTGCTAGCATTGTTTCGACAATGGCGCGGTTGCGGAAAACAACCGCTATTCGGTCACCCTTGGCAACCGCCTTAGCGACGAACGGTTGATAAGCTTCTACGCCGCTATACGAAAACGTGAGATCGTAGTTGGCAGGAACGTTCTTGCGGTTTGCAAGCTTTGTATAATCGTAAAATTGCGTATCTGGAAAAAGCGCCATAATGTTAGGCGCAATTGTCCCTAGCGGCGTTTCAACGGGTATACTTTCCCAACGTATATCGCTTGTCCCATTAGGGCGAACAACAAGCTTATATCCCTTGCGCTTGGCCTTCTTACTTTCCTTTGCAATTTCATTAGCTAATTGCGCCATGAACAATTCACGAAATTGATTAAAATATAACGTTTTCCGCAACCGTGAAAGCATTACATTCGACATCGCGCCGCGCCCTGCCGTGAATAAGCAAGGCTTGACGCAACCGGCAATCACGGCATTAGCGCACAAATTAACGCCGCTTCCCATTGCTGGCATCAAGTACAATATGGCGGTTTTGATGCCATACTTTGCGCCTTTGATTGTTTTGGCGTTAGTATCAATCCCTAAAAGCTTTTCTGGAAAACGTGAAAAGAGCGAGCGGTTTTGTTCGCTTCCCAATATCTGCAACTGGATATCAAGCGACAATCCAGAGATATCAAAGGCAAGGGTGTTTTCGATTTTAGTTTTCATAAGCATGTCAAAATATCCTAATGTTAAAATTAATAATGTTGCGGGCCGAAAATTGCATAATCCAAAAGCAATGCTGCCAGTATGTAAAGCGCCATAAAAGCCCAAAGCTTGGCGGTTTCAATGTGATGTTTCATGTCAATTTATCCCTAATATTAAAAACATCGCGTTAAACAATCCAGCGATGTTGAAGCGGCCCTAGCACGACATAATGTCGCATTACAACATTTATTTTGCATCACGACATTATGGCGTGGGCAAGCTTGCCAGCGCGGCGCATTATCGCGCCATTAACGCAATCGTGAAAAAACCAGGGTGCTTGTAATATTATTGCTTAATCGCGCAACATTATTATATATTTTATGATTATTGCCCGTTCAAGCAACATTATTGCGCCAAAACAACATTGTTGCTTTTGGTCAAACTATTATTGCGTCGATATTGATTGTTGTTTCGCAATATTGCGACAATGCGCAACATTATTACCTATGCGCAACATTCGTGCGCGGTTGAGCAATAATCGTGCGTGAGGGGTCGAAAAAATGACCCCCTCCCCGGTTTATGGAGCAAAAATCCCCCATACGATTTCTGGGCCAAAATTTGCCCCCATACGATTTACGGGCTAAATTTTCTTTACGCCAAGCGCCTTCGCGCATTCCTTGGACCAAAATGCCCAATCGTAAATCAATCCCTCATCATCGCACCGATCCAAGCCTTCTTTAGCGGCATTGTCCATCAGCACCATCAAGGAGTTCAACAGGTCCGTAGCAAACAGATGCTTTGGACCTTCGTGGTCAAGGTTATCGTTCATGTTATAGCCTACTCATATATCTATTCAGTATCCGGTCAAAGTGGCGCGGAAGGCTGTAAGCCAACTGATCCTTACCGACTTTGTGGTAGTTATATCGCTTCTGATAATTCACACCTTGTGTAAACACAAGCACTGTTCTCAGTTCCTTGCCAACACGCTCTGCAATGTGCGTAGGGACACTGGAACCTTCCGCCGTCATGACAAAGAACTGAGCAGCCTTAGCCTCACGCTTCTTGCCAGCTTTCGCCGTAGGGATTGTCCCAAGGTCCGCCAGCATACGACTATAGACTGAGCCAGGGATGTTGCCATAATTGTTCTTTGGATACTCACGACCCATAATGGCATAGCCACCTTGAGGCAGCGCACCAATACTTTGCAGCCGCTTTTCGTTAGCCTTCTGCCTACGGCCCCCGCCATACACATGCGGACGCACAACATCGTTAGGCGAACGCCCAGTGGGGAACTCTTCAAAGTAAGTTCCTGACTGCGCAAGGGTCTGCCCCGTTCGTTTACCGCCAAACTGACGGTCCCTGCCATAAGGCAATGCCTTAATCAGACCCTTCTGCAACCAAGGCGTAGGTCGATCAAACGATAGCTTCATTTCCTGAATCTGAGCGGCATGAATATCATTCACCGTTTCGCTCATTGCCCCGACAACAGCTTTCTCAATCAGTCCAGGCATCTCCATCATGAGAGCGAACTTCCGATCCAGATCGCTGGTGTCAAGTTTCATCGCTAACATTATTCTTCCTCGAACTCGCCACACCAATTAAAGGGTGATGTCACTGGATTGAAAAACTTTGCCCGACCTTCATTGTCTATGTTCGTGAACACAGGAGGGAACCGTTTGCAAAATCCATGAGAGCCAGAAGGGCTTCCCTGAAAAAACAAACACTGCCCACAAGACTCATCATTATTCTTACTCATAATCTTCCTTTCCGCATACCTAATTCTATATCACCAGAGGTCCAATGACAAGTGGTCAGGACGCCGCGCAGGACAGGTGGACAATTGGACAACACCTATAGGTGTGTTGTCCTGTCTGTCCAGTACTGCCTACCTTGCCCCCACCTTGTCCAGTTAATTGTCCACCCCTACCTAAAACCCGCAGAAAAGCGTCACTTTAACTGGACAATTCCCAAATTGTCCTGAATTGTCCACCTTGTCCACCCCCCTATTTATACTCACTTTTGGAAATCATCATTTGCCCACTACTTTCTGGACAAATCACGACCCAACCATGCTCATGAGGGGTGATAATTTCGCTCACAATTAGCGTTCCAATTAGCCTATTAGTCTGACCCTCTTGGACCATTTTAATCACGCTTTGCTCAGTCTTGGCGATGCCCTTTTCCATCAGATATTCTTTGAGCGCAGACTTAGTCAGGTATGGTTTATCTTCCCTGACTTCCCTTCCTGACTTCTCCCATGCGCTTTTAAATATCTTTAAGTTACTTGTGTGCTTTGCCTCTTTGCGTGTCTCAGGTGGAGCATCAGTTTGCACTATAACCGCACTGGAAACTTGCTCACCATCTTCATCGAACCAGCCATTGATCTGTACAAGTTCCAGTACAGCATAGACAGGCTTTGCCTCTTCGGCATCCTTGGACTTGCGCTGGACGATCTGGATAGGTCCGTCGCCCTTGGCTGGCACAACACTAATCTCAATCTCTAACGCGCCCTTCCATGCTGACGATCCACGCGCACGGTGCTGGGCCTCGTCTGACACGCCAGTGTGATGGACTAGGATGATGCTGCAACCGAACTCACGCATGAGCGCAGCACAGGCATCGATCATTGTTTTGGCATCCTGTGCGCTGTTCTCGTCGCCGGACAGGAACCTGTGCAGGGTATCGACCACAATAACGCTGGGCGGATGCGGTAGCGCCCTGATGGCCTCGACGACCTTCATATAGCCTTCAGGCGTGTTCAGATCGCAGCCAGCCTTGGACAGCCACATATTGACGCTGGATACGCCGTGATGCTGTTTCCATGCTGATATACGCGAACGCAGACCGTGATGTCCCTCACCAGCCAGATAGACCACCGTGCCGTTCTTAACCCTGTGGCCGTTCCAATCGGTCAGGCTGGAAGCTATGTGCAGACACCAATCTAGCGCCACGAAGGTCTTACCGCCACCTGACGGCCCGTGGATCATGATAAGCGCATCATCCTGTATCCAATTCTTGACCATCCACTTGATAGGGGCTGGCTTAGTGCAGAACTCGTCGGCTGGGATGAGCCAATCCGAAACAGGCGGAATCAGCAGGACGGACAAGTCGCCCCCAGCCGCCACATAATCATTCGCATCGCCCTGGAAGGGTGGCATGATAGTCCGCGCACCAAACTTGGCTGATGCTTGGTCAGCATACTTCTGACCTGTGTTGGACGCATCATTGTCCGCCACGATGACGATTTCTTGGGTTGGGCCGTATTTGTCCCGCGCCTCACCAGTGACAGGCACAAGGTTGGACGCAGAATAGGCCACAAGGCATGGGCGACCTGTCACCTGATGGATAGTGGCTGCTGTGGCAAAACCTTCAGCCACATATACAACCCCAGGCTCGTCCATTGTTCCGACCATCCAAGAGCAGCCGCCTGTCTGTCCGCCAGCGTGGTATAACTTACCGCCCTCACGATCTATGTATTGCAGCGAGGATAATTTCCCGTTGGGGCTGAACAGGGGAACAACCAGCCGTCCGTCGCCTGTGACCCTCGCACCATTGACGCCAATGCCCTTGCGGGAAAGGTAAGGGTGATCCGGATGGGCAGCGGTTGCCTCTGACCAAATCTTCTCGACGGTGTTCGATGCCACCTCCCGCGATTTAGCCAGTTCGATGTCCCGTGCGGCCTTGGCCTCTGACATGCGACGGACATTTGCCATCTCTTCAGATGGCGTCAGCTTACGGCCAACGTCCGCCCTCCATGTCATCTCCATGCCAGCCCTCCAGCAGCCGAAGCGGCCAGCGGGAACCCCATCGCCATAGGCAATATACCAGCCGGACTTGTCGTGTCCGCCTTTGCCTTTGGTTCCGGAGTTGAAGCGATGCATCTTGCCGTCAAGGACAATATCCTTGGGCGGTGTTATGCCGCTGCTCTCTATGGCGTCACGAAGCTGTAGTTCCGGTGGGTCTGCTTTAATCTCTGCTGGCGGTGACCATGAGCCGCCCAAGATGTTTGTTAGATCAGCCATTATTAAATCCCCATTGGTCAGCCATAGCTGATGCTATTCCCTTAAAAGTAGTACTGCGTAACTTCCACCTGTCGGCAGATGGCGGCAGATAGTGTAACCGTTGGCGTTGATTATCCGGTAACGCTTTTGTCTCTGCCTTGAGATCGGTGGTAGGACGCAAAGGCATTAATCCCTTGAGCCAAAGGCACGTTGCCTTCTGTTCCAAATGACCAAACTGATACGGCTGTATAGTTTGGGTCTGCTGCATACCACCAATCCGCTCTTTGGCATACTTGTGCATGACAGGGTTCTCAATGGCAATGCGCTTGATTGGAGCATCCCAAAGAGCCTTGAAAAAGGCAGCGCCCTCATCCAGCTTTTCCCAACGTGTTGGGTCTTTATGCAACCATGTGACCCCAGCGTTCGTCATATAGGTGCAGGGTGGGTGGGCTATCATTAAGTCCCAATCATGTCCGTGCGCCATAACAAGGGCGTCACCCTGTATGTGCCATTGCGGGTCACCATCAGTGGGCAGCAGATCACAAGACCATGCGTCATGCCCCTTGGCCCTGAAGGCGTCACGAACAGTTGCGCTATATTCGCAAGCGACAAGAACCTTCATTCGCCTTCCCCAATCAGATAACGCGCCAGCCGATTGAGCGTGTCGATCTTGGGGTTGCCTTCCTTGCCATCTCTAATGCGTGTTATGGTGTTTACATGTAAACCAGTTATTTCCGCTACGACTTTAGGGCGTCTATCCAACAAACCCTCTCTTATCCAAGCAATCTCAACCATTAAATGTACTCCCTTTTAATGTGATTTTTCTCCTTTACATAGTGGTAGCATGGCTGTAAAGGCAATTTCACGCACTAACTGGATTGTCCGAATTGTGCTGAAACGAAAGGAGCCTTCGATGGCTATTAATCTAAAGAAGACCGGAGGTCTAACCGCCAATGGTGTTAAGCTGCTTGTATATGGTCAGGCTGGCGCTGGTAAGACATCTCTTATCCGCACACTGCCGAACCCAGTGGTTCTGTCGGCTGAAGGTGGGCTGCTGTCCATCCAGGACGCTGACCTTGCTTATATTGAAATTAAGAACATGGAAGATTTACGCGAGGCCTATGCGTGGGCCAAGGACAGCGAAGAAGCCGCTGGCTTTGAAAGCGTGGCACTCGACAGTATCAGTGAAGTGGCCGAGGTTGTCCTTCAGCATGAACTGCGCACCAACAAGGATGGTCGCGCTGCTTATGGCGAACTCAACACCGTCATGCAGGAACTGATCCGTGCGTTCCGTGATTTGCCTAACAAGCATGTCTACATGAGCGCCAAACTGGAGAAGTCCACCGACGAGATGGGCAAGTTGCTTTACAACCCATCGATGCCGGGGAAGTCGCTGACGCAAGGTCTGCCCTACTTCTTCGACGAAGTCTTGGCTCTGCGTGTTGAGCGCGATGCGGATGGTAATGCTCAACGTGCCATCATGTGCGATAGCGATGGCCTGTGGCTGGCTAAGGATCGCTCCGGCAAGTTGGCGTCATGGGAGTCCCCTGACCTTGGCGAAATCATCCGCAAGATTGGGGGTGTGTCGTGACCATATCAGTAAGATTGTTGAACTGCCTAAAGGAAATTGATGGCGCTATCACAGTTGACGATATGCTGAATCTTGAAAAACTGTCTGCAATGTCTGACGGTGAATTTCTTAGGATACCAAACTTTGGCCGCAAAAGCCTAAATGAGTTAAAGGAATTGTTGAAATTAGAGAGGGTGCATTTGAACCCAAATGATCCGCTCTACATAACACCATTTAAGCCAAGCAAGCATCATGAGCGCAATATTCAAATTTACAATATGCGCAAAAACGGTGAAATATTGAGGGTGCTTGCTGAAAAACATGGCATAACCCGTGAGAGAGTAAGACAGATTTTTCTGAAAATTGAGAGAATCCAGAAGCATTCCCGTTATAAGATAGAAGGTGCTTTATGAACATCTACCAACAATGGCAGGATGCCAAAGCCAGAGAGGCTGAAGCAACGGCAGAGCGCCGTGAGATTGAGGATCAGATGGTGGCGCAGTTTAACGTGCCATCGACCCTCGACAAGACGGCCAACTTTGAAGCCGACGGCTACAAGGTCAAGATCGAAGGCCGCATCAATCGCAAGATCAATAGCGATAAGCTGCAAGAGATTGCGATAGAGCATGGGTTGATGGCGCATCTAGAATGCCTGTTCCGGTGGAAGCCGGAGATAAATGCGGCAGTCTGGAAGTCAACTGACCCAGCAATCACTACCCCACTACTGGACGCAATTACTTCAACACCAGGGCGTCCATCATTCACTATCGTTAAAAAGGATTAAGACATGGCATTTTTAGGTGAAACATTTTCGACAGACAGCCTCCCAGTTTCGGATCGTTCGTATGATCTGATTCCAGAGGGCTGGTACAACGCCACTATTACCAAGGCGGAACTGAACAACACCAAGGCTGGCACAGGCCAGAAGATCGACATGCGCTATGACATCACTGGTCCTACGCAGCAGGGCCGTGTGGTCTTTGGCACGGTCAACGTCCGCAACCAGAGCGAACGGGCTGAGGCGATTGGTCGCCAGCAACTTGGTGAGATCATGAGGGCTGTCGGCTTGGCTAAAATCCAAGACACTGACGAACTGGTTGGCGGCAGCATCTGCATCCGCGTTAAGATTCGGCCAGCCGAAAATGGTTATGATGCCCGTAATGAAGTTAGCGGGTTCAAGTCTGCCTCTGGCGCATTGCCACAGGTAACATCTTCTCCAGAGCCTACCGCATCTGTCGGCGGCGCAAAGCCACCTTGGGCTAAGTAAACAAAAACCCCCGCTCTATCACTAGGGCGGGGGAAGTTTGTAGGAAAGGAGATAACACAATGAGCAAGTTGCCCGACCCAGTTAATACCATCGCAACGATGATAGATCAATACCATGCAAGCAAGAAGTCTAGGCCGCGTCCACACATGGGCGTCAGCCTCTTGGGACACCATTGCGACAGGTGGCTTTGGATTAACTTCCGCTGGGCAGTGGTCGAGGATTTCGATGGCCGCATCCTGCGCCTGTTCCGTCGTGGACACAGCGAGGAAGACACCATCATTCGTGACCTTCGCAACATTGGTATTGACATTCGCTCCAGCCAGAGGCGCGTAGACTTTGGCAACCATGTCAGCGGCAGTCTTGACGGCGTGATCGAAAAGGGCGTCCCAGAGGCTCCAAAGGCGCGTCATGTGGCCGAATTTAAGACGCACTCAAAGAAATCATTTGATGACATGGTGAAAAACGGCGTGGAGAAATCCAAGCCCATGCACTTTATCCAGATGCAAGTTTACATGCACGGGACCAGCATTAACCGTGCGCTTTATCTGGCGGTCTGCAAGGACGATGACCGCATCTACACCGAGCGTGTAAAGTACGACAAGAAGGTGGCCGAGGACGCGATTATACGCGGCAAGCGTATTGCCATGTCGGATCGTATGCCTGAGCCGTGCAGTGCCGACCCAAGCTGGTATCAGTGCAAGTTCTGTCCGGCACACAGTTTCTGCCACAAGCAGGAGCCGACCAAGCGGATTAACTGCCGCACCTGTGCGCACAGCACGGCAATGGCAGATTCCACATTTCGCTGTGAGCGTCACGATGCGGACGCCATCCCAGAGGATTTCCAGCACGAAGGCTGCGATGACCACATACTGCATCCAGACATGGTCCCGTGGGTCATGGAAGGCTCAGATGACGGCCACAGCGTCAAGTGGAAGATAGGCGACAAGTGGATCGTGAATGGCAAAGGCGGATACAAGAGCCGCGAGATACTCGCCAATGCAGAGGCGCTGGACGATGCTGTGGTTCTGTCAATTAAGGCGATGTTCCCTGACGCGGAGGTGGTGGGATGACTAAAGTTTATACAATAAAAGAAATCTTCCATTCAGTGCAGGGTGAGGGCTTTCATATGGGAAAGGCTGCAATATTTGTGCGCTTTGCCGGATGCAATCTGTGGTCTGGTCGAGAAGAAGATCGCAGCAAAGCCATATGCCAATTTTGTGATACAGATTTTGTCGGCGGTCAGCGTATGACGCGGGAAGAGATTGTTGCTGAGTGTGTAAGATACCCCGGTATGGTTATATTTACGGGTGGCGAACCAGCCCTGCAATTAGATCATGAACTGGTTCGCGCCTTGCAGCGTCGCAATAAGTTTGTGGCGATAGAAACCAACGGGACATTGCCCATACCGCAATGCCTTGATTGGGTTTGTGTCAGCCCCAAGGCTAAAACCGAAATTGTTGTTCGAGAGGCCGACGAATTAAAATTAGTATTCCCTCAGCAGGGTATGCTGCCAGACATAGCGCGGAGCGCGGTAAGGGCAAAGCACTTGTGGCTTTCGCCCAAAGATGGCCCATATATTCAGGGAAACATGGAAGCCACTATAAATTATGTAAAGATTGATGATCGCTGGCGTGTGAACATCCAAGCGCATAAGTTTTGGGGAGTAAGATAATGAAAATGACAGGCGTAAGCGGCGTCATATCAGCCGCACATTATAGCAGAGATGGAAAGTTGCACGGCCACACATGGCAAGTTATTGTATGGCATCATGCCAACGGCGATGTAATTCTTGATGCAGAGCGCCGTAAGCGGATGCTGACAGATTACCTTTCGCAATTCGACCACAGTGTGATCGATGACGAATATGCTTGGGGGGAAGACCTAGCAGAGAAAATTGGTCTTGATCTTCTTGCTGCCGCTGTTGATGTTACCCGTCCGCTTGAAGGCATTTACGCAAAGTGGATAAGGGAATGACCATACATTATCATGGCACACCCATAACCCCAATGTCTGCTTTCATGGAATGCGCTGGGCGTCATTATTGTGTTTCACATGCAAACCCCCAAGATATAAAAAGGGCGCACGAATACGGCCAATCTGTAATGCTAGACAACGGTGCTTTTACAAAATGGAAAAGCGGAAAGAATACTGATTGGAACGCATATTATGATTGGTGCGATATTTGGCTTGATTACCCTACGACATGGGCGGTTATTCCAGATGATATTGAAGGTGACGCCAATATCCAAGACGAACTGATAACGCACTGGCCGCATGGTGATAGGGGCGCACCAGTTTGGCATATGCACGAACCAATAGACCGGATGCTGATGCTATTGGATAATTGGCCTAAAATATGTTTTGGCTCATCATCGCAGTATGCGATTGTCGGCTCCGTTGATTGGCGGCGCAGAATAGATCGCGCATTTGATGAAATTAACAAAAGGCACAAGCGGACGCCGTGGATTCATATGCTGCGTGGGATGCAGTGCGTTAAATGGGAATACCCATTTGCCAGTGTGGATAGCACGGACGTTGCTAGAAATCATGCCCAATCAAAACGTGGACCAAAGGAAATGGCATCGCGCTGGGATTCTATGCAGTGTCCATATAAGTGGATTAAGGTTCAAGAGGATTTGTTTAACGATGCTTAGGCCATACCAACAACGCGCCATAGATGACCTTTATAAGTGGATGGGCAACAACAAAGGCAACCCATGCTTGGTGCTGCCTACAGGATCAGGCAAGAGTCATATTGTTGCTGCATTTTGTAAGAATGCTGTGCAGAATTGGCCTGACACTAAAATTATGATGCTGACCCATGTAAAGGAACTGATTGAACAGAACGCTGAGAAGATGCGGCAGCATTGGCCTGGTGCGCCTATGGGCATCTATTCGGCTGGGATGCGCAGGAAGCAATTGGGTGAGCCAATCACCTTCGCCGGTATTCAGTCGATCCACAGCAAGGCCAGCCGTGTAGGCCACATCGACATTTGCATCATCGATGAGTGCCACTTGGTCAATCACAAGGCCATTGGCATGTACCGCGCATTTCTGGATGCGTTGCTGGCTATAAATCCATCCATGCGGGTGGTTGGGCTGACGGCAACGCCATATCGTCTGGGGCATGGGCTGATTACGGATAAGCCAGCCATCTTTGATGATTTGCTCGACCCAGTGACCATTGAAGAACTGATCCAGAAGGGATTTCTTGCCCCGCTTAGTTCCAAGGTCACTAAGACCAATTACGATCTGTCAGGCGTCCACAAGCGCGGCGGTGAGTTCATTGAGAGCGAACTGCAAGCTGCTGTCGATACCGACGAGAACAACGATGCCGTTGTCAGGGAAGTTATTGCCTTGGCAGAGGATCGTAAGTCTTGGCTGTTCTTCTGCACTGGCGTCCACCATGCCCACGCCATAGCTGAATCGCTCAGGCGCGAAGGCATCAGTGCGGCATGTGTGACAGGGGAAACGCCAAAGGAAGAGCGGGAAAAGATACTGGCTGACTTTAAGGCTGGTCGGATACGGGCGCTGACCAACGCCAATGTTCTGACCACGGGCTTTGACGCGCCAAACATCGATCTGATTGCCATGCTCCGCCCCACCATGAGCGCCAGCCTGTATGTCCAGATGGCTGGGCGCGGCATGAGGCTGAAGGAACATACGGATCATTGCCTGGTGCTTGACTTCGCTGGGGTTGTACGGACGCATGGGCCAATCATCGCTGTCACCCCGCCACAGCGCAAGGGTGAGGAAGGGCGAGGGGCGGGTGAGGCTCCGGTCAAGGTCTGCGATAACTGTGACGAACTGGTCGCCATTAGTGCCAAGGAATGTCCGGCTTGCGGGATGGCGTTTCCTGAGCCGGAGAAGGCTGTTCTGAAGCTGCACAACGATGACATTATGGGTGTATCTGGCACAGAGATGGTGGTCACTGATTGGCTGTGGCGCAAGCACACCAGCAAAACCAGTGGCAAGGACATGCTTGCTGTGTCATATTATGGCGAGTTGACTGATCCGAACGTGACTGAATATTTGCCTGTGACCCATGAGGGATACGCCGGACAAAAGGCCATAACGCAGTTGGTTAAGATAGCGCAAAGCGCAGGGGCGACATTTGACGGTGTAAGTTTGCTTGAGGATTGGGCGCAGCGTCTGAACGCAGCACACCCGCCGATTGTGATTAGTTATAAGCGCGACGGTAAATATCATAGGGTTTTAAGAAGGGAATGGAACAATGAAGCGTTTGCCTAAGCCGGATTTCTTGGTTCAGTATGAGCAGTGGATCAAGGATGGTCCGCCTCAATGTTGCCACACTTGCGACCATTTCGCAGGGGACGGAAAATGCTTTTTCTTTAACATGTATCCACCAGCCGATTTCGTTAATAGCCAAGGGCAGTGTGCCACTTGGTCAATGGGAGTGCCCTTTTGATGAGTAGAACAATATGTTGGTTTTCGTCTGGCGCTGCAAGCGCAGTCATGAGCAAATTGATGATTAAAGAAAATCCAGATGTCATAGTTGCTCAGTGCGACCTTGGCGACAGCGAGGACGAAGATAATCGCCGCTTTACCAAAGATTGTGAGGCGTGGTTTGGGAAGACCATACTGCATATCAAGTCTGAAAAGTTCTCCGGCATTGATGATGTTTTTGAAAAAAGGAAATATCACTCTGGCATTGCTGGCGCTCCATGCACTGGAGAAATGAAGGTCGCTCCACGCTTAGACTTTCAGCTTCCAAGTGATTTTCATTGTTGGGGATATACGGCAGATGCAGATGATGTTCGACGCTTTGAGCGGATGAAGGCAGAGTATCCGTTGATGAATCAACGCGCCCCACTGATTGAACGCGGAATTACCAAGGAGGGATGCTTTGCATTGCTGGAGCAAGCTAAGATTAAAAGGCCGCGTGTTTATGATCTTGGGTTTCCTAATGGCAACTGCATAGGATGCGTAAAAGCCACCAGCCCAAATTACTGGGCGCTGGTGCGACATAATTTTCCAGACGTTTTCGCTCGTCGCTCAGATCAATCGCGCCGCTTTGGATCGCGTCTCACACGCATTAATAATGAGCGTATATTCATTGACGAGATACCAGAAGATTGGCCCATGACAGAAGCCATTGTCCCGCGCTGTGATTTTCTTTGTCATTTAGCAGAGCAGGAGATGGAATAATGGATAGAATACCAACAGAGCATGAGGAACAGCGCCAAGTTGTTATGTGGTTCCGCCAAACTTACCGACCAATGCGGATATTTGCGATTCCGAATGGTGGCCTTCGATCAAAGGCAGTTGCGGCCAAGTTAAAGGTCGAAGGTGTCGCCCCTGGCGTCCCTGACCTTTTCATTCCTGCGCTCAAGCTGTGGATCGAAATGAAACGGGTCAAAGGCGGCAGATTATCACCAGAGCAAAAAGATTGGATAAATTATCTTGCCTCTGTTGGTTATGTGTGCTTTATTTGCTCTGGCGCTGAAGACGCCAAGATACAAATATCTGATTATATTAAGGATTATAAAAATGCGACCTGATATACGACATAAAGTACGCCATCTTTGTAGCTACATTTCCGACAGAAGCGCGGTGTTAGCGCACATCAATCGGGACTATGGCACTTCGTATAAAATGAGCGACCTGACCCATGCGCTTACTTATTTTCCAGCTACAAGTAGGCGCAGGAATACTGATGATGACGCGCTTCCGCTAACGCCGCCTGTCTCAACACATGATGGCCGTGGTTACGATCCACTGGCCATTGCGCTGTTTAAGTATCACGCCGCTCGAACCACTGGCGAAGATAAGCGCCATTGGGAACAGAAACTAGCAAAGGTATTTTGATATGACACTTAATGAACTTAGAAACATAGTCGCAGATCGCGTTGAGATGACGCATGGCAACGTGGAATTTATTCGCCAGATCAGAAATGGTGAGCAGGACGATGGTCCGTTCATGGTTGGCGCTTTGGCAGTCTGGGCCAAGTTTATGGAAGGCTTGCAGCCAGCACCGGAGGTATTGGCAGATGATTAAGCCAGCACAAGCAGCCCCTATGGGCAAACCCTATCGTGTATCATCAGATAGCGCATTTCCGCTACGGAACTCAGAGGGCTTGACCTTCGCAGAAGCCAAACGCCGCAGGGAGTTACTTAACCTTACCGACCTCAAGCGCCCAAGCCCGTAACGCATCCAACTGCGCGTAGGCGTCAGCGACTATTTCGAGATCGGCAACAGGAACGATGGCCGTTTCGGCTCCTGACACAACTTCACCGGACACTGGGGCGGCTTCGCTTGCTCCGGTGCTTCCGGTATTACCTTTATTGGCTTGTTTACGCATCCACTCAGACAGAGCCAAGCGGTTATCAGCAATACGTCTTTCATAATCGGATTCTGCCTTTTCTGATATGGCGGCATATTGGCGCTCGATCTGAGCGACCTTTGCCTTGTTTAATTCCTGGGCCGCGACCTGTGCGGCCTCATACTGCGCCACGACCTTTTCAGAGGCAGCATATTGCTTCTGCCAGTGCCGAGCGTTGCCGTACTGCACAGCCGCCAGTATAGCGAACAGGGCTATCCCTGCGTATGGCGCGAACTTCAAGTACGGAACAAATTTAGTTAGCATCGGTAATCTCAATTCCATCTTTGCCAGCCTTGATGCTTCTTTTCACAAACAGTGCAGTAAACGCAGTCAGGCCAAGCATAATCTGCGCATGAGCAGCCAGTGCTAGGTAGAAGGTGTATGCGGCGTTTCCCGACACTAACCACACGCCAACAGCCGCAAAGACGGTCATAATAACGCATCCGCCGAGCAATGCCCCAAAGGCAGCGGCCCTGCGTCCGTTTGGTGTCCACAGCAAGCTAATCATATTGGCATCCCCTGAGCAAACCACGCTGGCATATCGAAGCAGGGGCATTCTTTCAGCCATTCATGCTTCTCGACCACGCCATCGCCATCCTTGTCAGGCGACAGATCGCGGTGGCCCATAACTGGTGCGTTCTTGTGCAACGCCCTCATGCGGGTGATGATTTCCTTCAGCGCCTTCTTCTGCGCTGGCGTCCGCGTGTCCTTGGCCTTGCCGTCGTTGTCCAAACCGCCAACATAGACAATGGCAATGCTGCCCTTGTTCCAGCCTTTTACATGCGAACCAACAGCAGTGTCTGGGCGACCTTTCTCGACCCGACCATCCAGCCGCACCACATAGTGATAGCCAATATCCGACCAGCCCTGCTTTAGATGCCAGCCCTTGATTGTAGCCGCACTTACATCTTGGCCCTCACGGGTTGCGGTGCAGTGGACCACAATGCGCTTAATCGGAAAATTGCTCATGATCTATCCTTGCTATCTCGCGGTCAATATACCACCGCGCTTTTCTCAAGTCCTCTATAGCATTATTTTTAAGCCCTGCCCTCCAAATATATTTGATGGCATTGCCAAGGCAGAAATTCATATGTTCTGTGATCTGGATGCACTCAACGCCCGATGGGTGATCTTGGTAGTGCGGTGGGTTTATTGCGTCAGTCATGTTATCTCCAGCATTTCAGTTGTAATCATTACACGCCCTACAGCGCCGTACTTCTTGTGGTATGTTATAGCCCAAGCGGCACGATCCGCAATCCATCCTCCACGCGCAGCGTAAGCGTCCCTAGCAGCCAGTGTTGGATGCTGCACCACCGTTACGCCATTATATTCTTTTTCGTCCCTGTGGTGGCGATGTCCGCAATGTATCTCGCGCCGGGTAGTGCGGCCCCACTCTTGCGGGAACTGTGCCGCAAACAGCAGCGGGAGGGACTCGTTCTTGACCTTGTGGCCGTGATGAATGCCAAGCATGGTAGCGCCCCATTCAAACACATAGAACGGTAGGACGCTATCGTTGACAGTGACGCGAGGCTCTTCTTCGTAATGCACCGCAAACAGGTCTGACAGCCATCCTGCGCTTTCCTCGTCATGATTGCCTTCAGCGATAATCAAGCGCACCTCTTGATGGCGCTGCAAACATATCGCCACCAGTGAGCGAATGATCCGGATCGCGGAGCGGCGTATCTTAGGGAATCGGCTATCAGCATCCAGAACGTGCTTTGAAGCTGGCGTGACAGGCGTCTTGCCGTCGGTATGCAGAAAATCGCCCTGGATATTGAGTACTGCTGTGTGCGCATTAGGGCTTTGATTGACCATCTGTACCAGCGCAGCCAGAATCGTTTTTTCAGCAATGGCGATGCTCCAATCGCTGCCGCCCTCTTTGTGCCACGCCAACATGCCAAGGTGGTAATCAGTGAAGGTGTAAAGATTGCACAGATGCTCCTCAGAGCCTTCTGGGGCGACGATAACACTGGCTGGCAGTATCTCGTCCTTGAAGCCGTCTATGGCTTCTTTCATGGCGTCTACCAGAGCCTGATGGCTTAGTGACGCCTTGACCCATTGTCCGGCTGGCTTGCCTTCGGCATTGTAATAGGTGCTGACGCCTTTTGCTACATATCCATCCGGCACTGGCCGAGTGAAGTCATGCTCTGGGGCATATCCCTTCTTTGCAGCCTTTTTCTTGACGGCGAGATAAGTCTCGCTTGCGCCGCCAATGTTCATGCCCAATTCAACGGACGCGGCCCTGGCACTGCCAAGACGATCTATGGCTTCAAGGGTTTCCCTCTGACGAGGCGTACAATATTGGTACAGGTTCTCGTCTATTTTTAATGGAGTCATTAAACACCCTAATCTCTTGGCAAGTGTCCCCCTGAGAACCTTGCTTCCAACCAATCATAAATTCTAAGCGACATCCAAACTATCGTCAAAAGGGATGCCAATGGTGGCAGAAACTGCACCAAAGTACCAAAAGCAGCCGCTACGGCTAAACCATCAGCGATATGCTTCACGTTGTCCCCCAAGTGATTAAGTATTGAATGAACGCTCATTGTATGCCCCAAGATAGAGGTATGTTTAAAAAATTATTTAACACTATTTGACTTCGCTGGGTAGTGTTATTTCTACCCAAGCCAGCGTTGCTTCGTCCCATTGATACGGCTTGCCGCCTGTAGGATACGGTGACGGTGCATCCCATAGGCAAGTGTCTTCGTTCAGCGTCCATGAGGCGAAAGGCTGTGGCGGGATGAACGCATCCCGATCTGCATCGTAAGTGTAACCGACGCCAGCGTAATTCATACGCAGCGGACGGCCTTCTGGATGCTGACCGCCATAGGTGTTGTATGATGTCTGCACAAATAGTGCAGGATCGCCAAACAGGCCCGTGTCAATAACATCCTGTTCAATAACAAGAACTTCAGTGACGATGCCGTTTTCTACTTTTGCAAAGTGACTCATGCTGTGTAGCTTCCCGATGAAGTAAACGTGAGGATTGTGTTAGAGCCGCTGGTCGTAACCGTTGGCGAGCCTGTGGTCGTGCCGCTATAGTCTGCTGTTGGGATTGAAAGGATAACAACACCCGAACCACCAGCGCCACCTGTGCGGACTGTGCCTCCGCCTCCAGTACCAGCACCGCCGCCGCCGCCGCCTGTATTCGCGGTTCCTGCACTACCATTAGCCGCTGCGCCACCATTACCGCCGCCGCCAGTGCCGCCCGTTCCAGCCGTTCCTGCTGTACGTTTACCACCACCGCCACCTCCGGCGTAAGTTACCGAAGAGCCAGTAATTGAGTTTGCGGTACCCGCGCCGCCATTACCGCCGGAAGTACCTGTAGGTGACACACCAACAGAAGAAGAGCCGCCACCGCCAGCGCCTACTTGGGCTTCAGCATCTACAGTGCTGTTTTGTCCAGCACCGCCATTATTACCTTGGCCGCTAGTTCCCGCGCCGCCCGCTGTTGTTCCAGCCGCAAATGAGCCGGAACCACCACCGCCAGAGCCACCCGCAACGCCAGCACCGCTACCTACACCGCTACCACCGCCGCCGCCGCTGGCCGTTACACTTAGGGCCGAAGAGTTGCTGCCAGTATTGCCGTTACCGTTGCCGGATTGCACCGCGCCACCAGCGCCAACCGTGACTGTGTAAGTGGTTCCAAATACTAAAGTCGAAGTGCCTGTCAGCAATCCACCAGCACCACCGCCACCAGTTCCCATGTTGGTGTCGTTTGAGCCGCCCGATGCGCCGCCAGCAACAACGAGGTAAGAGGCGAGGGTCGATGTTGACAACGCACCTACAAGTATATTCCACGCATTTGTGTCAGTTTTCAATAACTGCAAGGATGTTCCAGGGCTTATCTTTGGTGAGGCAATCGCGCTTTTGCTGCCGTTTTGATAAACAGAAACACCGGATACGCCGAAAACTATGGCATTAGTCCCAAAATTCACGACGGTAATCAACGCCCCAATCGGGAACGCAACCGATGAGTTTGTCGGGATTGTGATTGTCTGTGCGCCAGTGTTGGCGGAATAGATGTGCTTACCAGCGTCACCCAAGACGAGCGTATAGTTGCCGCTCTGGATATTCTGTGGGTAGGAGACACTGCCACCAGCCGAAGCCGTTGTCTGCGTCGTACCATCAGGGAACTTAACGCCACCAGATGTCGTTTCGATTGTCCCAGCGACGGTTAGCTTCTGCCCCGGCGAACTCGTACCAATCCCGACGTTGCCACTGCTGTCAATGCGCATGACTTCAGCGCCGCCCTCACTAAAGGCAATCGTGTCCGCACTGGGGGAAAACATCCCTGTGTTGGTATCGCCTGTGAAGGTGTGGCTTGGTGCAGCGGCGGAACCAAGGCTAGCGGCAACGGTTCCAGCAAAGCTGGCCGCACCAGCGCCAGTCACCGTCAGTGCAGTGGTGGACAGCAGATCAGTGATGACGCCTTCCTTATTCTGGAAAGCCATATTGCCAAGCGACCCGTTGGTCGGAACTTGGTTGGGCGCTGTGCCGATTAGTTTAGCCATTATCTATTCCCTTATGCCCATACACGATATGGAATTGCCGGATCAACGCTTAAAGGCGTTAGCAAGTTCAGTTGCTCTTCGTCGAAGCTGCCACGAAGGTTGGTGTGCCAATCGGGATAGTATTCCTCAATAGGCCCGCCCTCTTCGTCATAGCCAATGACCTTCGTGAATGGGCCTATCTGGTCAACCAAGAAATCGTTTACTGGGTTGCCTTCATCGTCAATGATACCAGCCTCAAGCAAAGCGGCGTTCATATCGTCTTCGGTGGCAGCTTTTAGATATAGGTCGGTCATGATGTCAGTGCCTTTAGCGTGGCGTTGGGAAGGCGTTGTGGGTAATAGGTGATGCGGCGGATGTGGCCGCCGAGAACGCCTATAGCGGAGGGTCCGCTGCCAAGTAACAACTGTGTCACGGTAGGTATCGTGCCAGTGGTGTCTGTGGCGACGGCTCCAGTGGTTACGCTGGCAAAGTTATTGGCACTCCATGCAGACGCAAACGTAAACGCCGTGCCGTCGTAAGGAATAAGGGGGGTTGGCGCTAGGTTGGCTTGGACGATGGCTGCGTCAAGCACTTGAAGCGTACTGGTGCTGCCGGTGCGGATTTCGTTGTTTGACGTGCCATCGTTAAACGAAAAAATCCTCGTTGCAGGCGACGAAGTTGATGGTCGAGTGCTATCCGCGCTGACGGCAACTGAACCCTCTGCGGGGTTATACCAGCTTGAGAAGTTCGTGCCTGTCATCGTGGCGATGTCAGCCGAGCGCGTTACTTGGCTGGCAACTGTGGGGATGTAGCTGGTGGCAAATGCGCCTGCTTCGATCTGTGCGCCGTAGACGTAGACGCCAGAGACGCCATTGCCAGCGTAACTTCCGTTACTGCCATTTTGAATTACTACACGGGTTTGAACTGTTGTTGAAGTCACTTGTGTGCGCTGGACGCTAACACGATACCAGCCGTTTCCGAATGCGCTTACAGTGGAAGTTGAAAGAGCGTTAGTCATACCCAAGTCGCTTGGTGGCGCGGACAAGACGCCTGTAGAAAGGTCAATACTAACTCCGCAAAAAGCGGCCCCATCAAAATGCGAAATAGTCGCGGCGGTTCGCTCCGCAGCTTTGACAAATACTGTGCTTGTATAACTTGTTCCGATTACGCCGACTACGTTTTGTCGGACAAAATGCGGAGCATTTGCTGTGTCTTCAACAAGTTTATCTGCATCAGTTGTGCCGTCAGGAGATACAACTGCGTTAGCTGCAATACTCGCGGCGCTCTTAACCCACGATGCGTTATCAAACTGCTCACTGTACGTCAGCAAATTCGTCCGCTGCTCTTCGATCAGCAAGCCCTTTGCCGCAAGCGTTACAGGGTTGTAATCAAAGCGCGGGGCGTTAATAGCAGCCGATTGAATAAGGCCATTGCTACCGACGAACGTAGCTGTTGTGCCGCGTGTGAACGTAATGCGCGGGTCGAGTGCGGTTGCGCTTAGAAAGTCTAAGTACAGAGACGCTACGGGGAATGTCGATGCTCCGGTGCGGAGACTAGTCCGCAGGCGCCGCACTTACCAGCCCTCGCCGACCGTGACGTTCACAAATCCCGTGCCGGTCTGCAAGATAACGGCGATGTGCGTCGTTGGCGCTGCGCTGGACGGGTCTTCGCGGAATAGCTCAACAGTGCCAGGTGCCACTGGGAATCCAGGGCCGGCTGTGTCGGCTGCGGGGATCGCAGCGGTGACCGTCGAAGTCCCCATGTTCACCCACGCCAAAGAGGCCGTGTTGTTATGGATACGAACGTGCTTGCCTTCGGCAGGGAGCGCCACGCGCTTCGACGTCGTCGAGCAGTCCACGCGGACTGACGCGAGAGGGAGAAAGACTTCGTTCGCCAAGGGGGCCTCCTGAACACATAACTGTTAGTTGTTTGGCTTATACACGGTTGTGCCGCCGTTGCAATAGATTGTTAGTGCATTGATCCCTGGTAGGCCATGTCGATGTGGACGAGCGCCATCTGTGTCGCAGCCTCGGCTATCGCCTCGTACACCGCAGCCGCGCCGCCCTCGACGTTGCTGCTGATCTCCAGTTCGCCGTCGTCGGTGAAGCCCAGCACCACAACTTCGTCGAAGCGACCGATGCAGTCCTCCAACAGCAAGTCCGTCACCTTCTGGGTGCCGGAGGCACGGGGTTGGAATGCCACTACGTTGTCGGGGAATTCGTCGTCGTTGTCTGCCATGTGCTTCTTTCTAAATTTTTGACGGGTCGATGCCCGCCGCCTTCAACGCTTCGACCGCGTCTTCAAAATTCATCTTTGTATCGACTTGCAACCGCTGGTCAAGTTCTTGCCGATCAGCCCATCCCCCCTTGTTCTTGAGGAAGAAGATCTGTGCTGCCACATTCCCCTTTAGCGCGTTTTGGAAAAGGCTGTCGGTGACCATCTTGATACCGCGGGATGTGCCACGGTCTATGGCCTCCTGCACGGTGGGGTCATTCTTGACGAGCTTGCCAAACGTGGTCGGCGGTAGTTTGAGCGCATCGGCGATCTGCTTCGTCGTCATACCGACGCTGGCCATCATCTCGACTTCGCTGAGATCCACTTTCGGCAGGGCGTACACCCGACCGGCGTCGTCGACTAAGTCGCGGGGCTGGTGGGGGTTCGGCGCGAGGACCGGCTTGGCGTCTTTGAGCAGCGGCAATGGATCCGCGTCTTCGACGATCTCCTGTACAGGTTTCTGTACAGGTTTCGATTTTGCTTTCTTCGATGCGGGTTTACTCGCTGGCGCCGGAGGCGCGTCGAAGTCGGGGATGCTAATACTGTCGAACGGATCGCTCACGCGGCGTTGTCCTCTCAAGTTTCGGTGGTGTTGTAGACGCGCCAGGTGGGGAATGCAAGCGGAATGGCAGTTTTACGTCGGAGGCACCCACCCTTTGAGATCGGCCAAAGGGTGGTACAAAGGGTGGG